CAAGAGTTTCGGCGAGTTCTCTCTGCCAGGGTCTGGGTTCCCCTTCTTGAAGAATTGGGGCCGGATAGATGGAATCGATCCACTGCATGATCCTTCCGTATCGAATGAATAATCCTGGCCACTCCAATGCCACTTCAGCGGCGGTTGGTTTGCTTGGATGGTTGAGCACCCATTGTTTAAGCGCATCAAACCCATTGCTGCTTGTTGTTTTTGGGAGCTCTCCGAACTCTTTAAAGAGTCCGTCTTTGGTACAGTAATCGTAATTAGACTGGGCGGACCCGCGAGCGGGTTCAAGATGAGATCGTGGCCCAATGAGGTTCTTAGCTCCTCGAAGCCTCTTCTGGTCTCGAAATATGACGTACCCCTGAAGATGGGGAGTACCGCTTGCACCGGTCTCATATCCATAGACGAGGTACTTGCACTGATTGCTTCCTCCGAAGTCGATGAGTGTTTGTTCATCGTTAGGAGTCCAGTTGTTAATAGTAAATATCCAGTTACGTGTGTAAGGCGCCATAATGATTTTTTATGGTGCATTGATTTGGGCGAGCTAGGGTAATACTAAGAAATGCAGCTCGCCCTATTCTCATTTTTTTTCTGGCGCGGTTCTCCAGATTCTCATTAAATTCTGGCGCGGTGTTCTAGGAAGTTCCAGGAACGATGCCGAAACGAATGGGAGTATACACATGGGCAGCGCGACGCGTGCGCAGGCGCATGCCTATGCAACTAAGTAGATCGATGAACAGATTGTCACGATACCAAACACTTAGGAACGTTCGACGACTCCGAAGAATATCACGATTCGGATTATACGGAGTTGGCGCAGCAGCTGCTATTGGTGGCGCTGCACTTGCGTACAGATACGCAAGACGTCGTATCGGACACAAAAAAAATAAGAGTAATTCCAAACGACAATTAATTAAACAAGATCCCGTTGCACAACCATCGGATACGTTAAATCAAAATATATTAACTAATTTGGGTACCGCTGCAACGTTATCGAGAAACACAAGAGAAACGGATTCCGTTAATATTGCTGGTTGGAAAATTTGTTTAAATTTCAGGAATAACAGCGATCAACCATTATATGTGAACGTGGCAGTTGTTTCACCAAAAGATCAGTTAACGGCCAGTATCCCAACGGGTGACTTTTTCCGTTCAGATGCGTCACAAAGAGGAATTAACTTTGATGATGCGGGACTAAACGCATTACAAAAACATTGTATGGCAATAAATACAGATTTGTATAATATATTATGGCATAAACGATTTAAATTGGCGGGACAATATGATAGTTCTCCGGGACCAGATCCTAGTCATTTTTCGTCGGGATATCCATCATATATCACAATGGAGAAATTTGTTCCATTAAAACGTCAACTTACATTTGACAATACGTCGTCACAAGCTGCTGACGACACTGTATGGTTAATTATGTGGCATAATCATCAACATGACGGTACCGGGATTACACCTGCTAGTAATTTAGTCGTGGGTAAATATATCACTACATTCTTTAGGGAATCTAGGCGATAGGGCGGTTGAGTTAAACAGAGGCCTAACCGGCGAGTTTGGGAAATAAAAAGAAATGGTTTCCCTCTTCCCTTTCGAAATGGACGTACGGCCCACTATCTTACCATTTCTAACCCATCTCCCTTCCTAAAGAAAAGGGTAAATGACCTCGTAACGGTCATTAGTTAGTTCGTTAAAATTAGGGTCTTCATTCATAAATACAACCACATGGGGGACAGTATGGAATACTTTAGTGCGGCTGCAATATTTAGGGCTGAAAACCATGCGATCTTTTAACTGTTCCAGGATTGAATACTGGATGAGCTCATGTTGAGCTCTGGGAATGTCAAAGAAGAAGTAGAGTTTATGCTCCTCAATGGCGTAGGCAAGGTCATCTCGCTTTCCGATGCTGAGACGCTGAGTGAGGTTTGCATATTTAGTGAACCACCAACGGACGAACCAGGACTTTCCGCACCCACCGAGTCTGTCAACCACGAAAATGATCTTGCGATCGTGTGATGGTCTCTCAAGAGTTTCGGCGAGTTCTCTCTGCCAGGGTCTGGGTTCCCCTTCTTGAAGAATTGGGGCCGGATAGATGGAATCGATCCACTGCATGATCCTTCCGTATCGAATGAATAATCCTGGCCA